CGCTGCCTCCATTTTTGCGTTTATTTCAGCTTCGCTGGCGAGGAGGCCGGCCTCGATCTCAGCTATGCGAGTCTGATGCTCGGCCATAGCTGTCTCGATGTCCGCCTGGCGATCCGCCTCACGCTGCTGAAGCTCAGCCTGAGTCTTAGCCTGGATGATCTGTAGCTGAGACTGGAGCTTGGCCTGCTCAAGCTGCTGGGCGCGTTGGGCCTCCTGTTCACCTTCGTCAGGTTGTGGCTCTTCAGCGGCTTTCTGTGATGCCTCGACCGCCCGGTCGATGACACCCTCAATTTCACTGCTGCCCTTGAACCCGGCTAAGCCCCACTGTAATAGCTGTAGCAGGAATGGCTTGGCATGAGGATCTGACTCCATCAGCGGTGCGGCCGACTGCATAAAGGTTGACAAGGCGGTAAGGTATTCTGTACGCTCGCTTTTCAAGCGAGCGTAATCTTGCATAGCCACCGACTCAGGCCGGATGGTGATCCTGAGTCGTGCCTCTTTTGGGCGCTTGATCAGTTCAATAGCCTGCGGTAGCAGCTCTACGTCAGGGCTGTGTTGCATGTTTGACATGTGCGCGATGGTCTGCGGGTCGAAGTGCGTTGAGATGATCTCTGCCTTGAGTTGGAACAGGTCTGAGGCAAACTGCGCGAACTGATCCTGTAGGGCTTGGACGCGCACGGAGCCGAACTGCGCCTTCATCTGGGTCTGACCTACCCCTTCGTACTGGTTTCCAAGGTCACCCCGCATGATGTCGGCCATGCCGGAAACCTGCTGTAGCAGTTGGATGGTCTCTGATCGCATCTCTCTGAGCTTGTCCAGTGCGTTGACAATGTCCACGATGGGTAGCCAGTCCACCTGCCCCCGAATACCTCCCTTCTCAGCGAACAAGGCCCAGTTATCGACCGGTATGAGGTCATTGTCGAACCCCTCCTTGAACATCCGCTGGACACCATCAGCGGAAGCGTCGTACACCCCCACCACCTTGACCGCCTCGGTAATGATGACGATCCGTTCCTGTAAGACATCAATCTGGTTATATAAGTCTTGAGAGAGGGCATAGTCTGGCGTCGGCGCATAGAGGGACGTTGTGGGATTTGCAAGGAAGAACGGAGGAATCGGGAAGAATCCCTGTAGCTTGAGGGGGTCGTCCTGTTGTTCCAGGGCTTTATCGTAGCCCAGAGAGATCCATGTGACCTTACGGGTCTGTTTATCCCAGATTTCCCAGACTTCCGCCTTCATCCATGCGTCGTCCTGGTCTGGATCGCGGTTGGACTCGTCATCCGCTGAGAGTTGCTGCCGCTTGTACTGGACGTTCTCGGCGGGTTTCTCGCCAAAGCGTTCTTTTATCTCGTCCTTGGTCAGGTAGTTCCTGAACGCGACCCATCTGACCTCGGAGAAGTTTCTGGCCCAAGACCAGAGGACGTCACCCCAGAAATAGTACTCCACCGGGGCGTTCTCGCTGATAAGCTGACCGTCCTGAATGTCGGCCTCATACCTTACCCTAGCACAACCCAGACCGGGGACGAGTCGGTCAAAAAGGGTTGATCGCAGGACACAATCAACCTCTTTTCCGTTCTGCTCGATGTCGAGGTTGAGGAGTCTTTCCATAGTCTCCGCTGCGACTCTTCCAACATCGTCGGAGGAGTCCGCATAGCGTCTGGAGACGTCGATTCTGGGGAGTTGGCCATAGAGCATTGATCCTATCGTATGGACGTTTGAGTGAAAGATGTTTAAGCGGAACTCTGACGATGCGTCGGAGTTCATGGATCTGGCACCCTTACCAAGGTACTTCTGGACGGTCTTATCCGCCATCTTACGCCACTTCTTGAGGGACTACTCAGAGGCGTTGAGTTCATCCCGGTAGTACTGATAGCGGCCTTGTGGGGAGTTCTCGTAGTCTTCGAGGTCTTTAATCGTGTCGTCTGACATGTCAAATTCTCATCTTTGAGAGGCGGGAGCCTTTGCTCTTCTCCCGCTCGGCGTAGAGTTGATCCAGAGAGTAAGCGGCGTACCCGCCATTTGTAAGGTCGTGTAGGGGGTCAGGGGGTTTCAGTTTCTTTGGCCCCGCAACTAGAACGCTGTACCTGAAGGCGTCAGCAAAGTCTGATTCCCATGAGTGTAACGGTTTTTCCTCGAAGCGTTGCAGGAGTTCGTTAAACTTACGCCGGTAGGTTCTGAGTGCCTCTACCGCTGTGGCGCAAGTTGTAGCGTTAATCCAGCAATACGGCAATGAAACCCTGACCGCCTCAATACCGTCCTGCACAGATAGATGTGGGACGATGTCCAGCGAGGTGTCGGTGTCTTTAAACTCTGCAATGAACTGGTCAATTACAGATTTTCCTGTCTGTAGAGTTTTGGCCCGTGCATCGTGTGGGAGCCAAATCGTATCGTACTTGTAGGGTTTTGACTTAAGGGTGTCGAAGTAGTGCCGTAGCTCTTTACCGTGACCTTCATGGCAGTCGATGAAAGCCACACCGTCTGGGCGCATCTGGTAGAAGAACATCACTGTGGAGTCCGAGTACCCAATATCCATAGCCACTGTGACAGGAAAATTGGGGTCGTGGACGACCTCGTTGTTTATCTGCCCGTCATTTTCAATCTTGTTGATGAGGGCGGAGTAGTACGTTCCGACCAGGGTGGCCTTGAACGAGCAGAGCATCTCCTGCGCGTACTGACCTTCTGACATCTGTGTTTTTAGTGACTCCAACTCAGAAGACGGGAGGAGGTTGGACGTATCGGCCTTTAACGTAAGATGGAACCATTCATCACTCTGCTTTGAGAGTTCAGCAAAATCATAAAACTGATTCATGGCCCCTTTGGGTGTGCCCAGGAACACAGCCCATCCTTTGCGGTCAGCCAGTGTGGGGAGTAGTACGGTGGCCCACAAATTTGGCCTGCAGTCAGCGTACTCATCGATGACCAAACCATCGAAATACAGGCCACGCAGGGCGTCGATGTTGTCCGAACCATAGAGGGTTATTTTAGCGCCGTTGGGTAGTTCAACTGACAGGTCGCTCTCTCTGATTTCAACAGCAAAATCAAGCGAACTATCCTTGAGATACTGCCACGCTATGTTTCTGGCCTGTGCGCGGAACGGCGCGACATACCCGTACCGCCCGTTCTTCTTTTTGGTGTATAGCGCACGGAGGATAAGTTCGTGGATGCTAGCTACTGTTTTACCCGACCTACGATGACATACCAGACAGGCGAAACGCTCTGTCCTCTGATGGAAGGCTATGAAAGGCTTACGAGGGACGTAGTTTAACGTCCCGCTAGCCGGTGCTTCTCTTTTCAGTCCCATCTAATACCCTTCCATGATTCGGGTGATACCCGTGTTTCTTCTCGGCCGCCTTTCTGACCGATATAGCCTCTTCTTTGGTGTCGAACCGACCTAAGTGTACTGATTTTCCATCCACTCGCACCCTCGCCAACCATCTGCCAGTAAAAGCGTCAAAATTGACTCCTACGGTGCCTGATGTGTTATTGGAAGGTTGTTTTGCGTTTTTGCTGTTGGTTGACCGGCTTACAGAACGTAAGTTAGCTAGCCTGTTGTCGTACCTGATACCGTTAATGTGGTCTACATCTTCAGGCCACACCCCGTGGGTGTATAGCCACGCCAAACGGTGCATGTAATGAAAGTTACCACCGATAATCGTCCGGAGATACCATTCAGACCGCATGGAAGTCCCGACTTCGGCACCTAATTTACGGTCGCCAATAGCCTTTAAACATGTAAAAACCCCCGTTTCAGGGCAATAATGAAGTAAATCTTTCAGTTCTTGCTGAGTAAGCATTGCGTCACCTGTCGCATAGACACCGGAGAGAGGTTTGCGCCACCCTGCCGGTGAACAGGTATTCGGGTTCGATGCCCTAGACGCCCACACAGTATACCCCATTACGGTATCTGGTCTACAGATGCACCCGCCAGACCGATCACCGCGAACTCTATGGTGGTGAGGTACTGGTCGGCCATCTCCGGTGGGCTGACGTTGTACACCTGAGTACGGACGTTCTTGATGTGGAAAGACCAGTCGGGGTCTTGCTTCATGCCGAACAAGGCCAGGGAGACTATGGCGTTATGGTGCGTCGGGCCTAAGGCCAGGTCTGACTCCAGCATGATGTAGGTCTCATAGTAGTCGGATGCGCCGGCGTAGGGTGACGGGGTGTCCTTGGGCTTTAGAATAGTCACTGTACGTCTATAACCTCCTCTTCGTCCAGCTTGCCTCGGGGCAGTATGTTCTGGTTGATAGTGATGACAGTCTGCCCACCTGAACGCCCTTGTTCAAGCGGCTGAAGGGCAGTATCGGAGCGGTTTAGCTCGGCAAGGGCTGAAATAGCTGTTTTTGGGCCGTCTATCTCCTCTCTTTGCGCTATTCGCCAGAGCATATTCCTTCTTTGGGCGATATTTGGGCCATCCAGGGCGGTTTGATAGTGCTGAAGTAAGGCCAGTAACCGCTTTGAAGCCGGTTTCTTCATTATAGCGGGAGTGTTTGACCGGCCAGTCCGGTTACGGATCTCTTCGTTGTTCAAACCCTGATGAACCAGCCGGACTATCTCCGGGTGGGTTCTGGGCATGGTCTGACAATGCGCGACTATCCGGCGCTGAATGTTATTCACCGAGAGCATGAAGGCATCGTTGGCCGGGTGGTCGGTATCGGCCAACAGATCAGCGGGGAGCGAAATGTCATCGTACTGGGCAAGGTTTATAGGCATTTGAGCATGATACGCTCACAGCGGTCAAAGGTCAACATAGTACGCTTCGTTTTTCAAAAGTAACAAAAAAATGGAAATGGCCCCGTCCCCGTACCGGCCGGGCGAGTTCAAAGCGAGGGGCCGGGTGCCTCGCTATATGCTCACACAACGGGCGGTAGAGTACCCCGGTAGGTAGTCCTGCCTCACACCATGAACAGCCGTTACAGCGCAGCACAGCGGCATACAGCGGCATGCATGGTGTCGAGTGACCGAGTGACCGAGTGACCGAGTGACCGAGTGAGCGAGTGAGCGAGTGGCCGAGTGGCCGAGTGGCCGAGTGACCGAGTGACCGAGTGGCCGAGCGCGCATGTTGTATATTGTTGTATACAATATAGGTTGCATACAGTATGCTGTGGTTTCACTTAATCAACACCGAGGCAAACAGCATGAACTTAACAATTGTCAATTTTGGATGTAATGAACTAGCACTATATAAAACTGAGCAGCTCGACTTCAGCAAATTGGAAAAGCTGCCCGATGGTACATGGTTCGCCGAAGGTGGCATTGCTGACTGTAATGCTGTTCGACATTTTGGCGGCTACGGCGCATTGAATCATGCGCAGAAGTTCCAGCTTCACGCTGCGCATGGTGGCGTATAACTTTTCGAGTACATGTTGAATAGCCAGCGCCGTCGCGAGGCGGCAACAATCACAGAAACGGAGTAATACGATGCAAACTCATGTAACTGCAATATCAAACAACATTAAAACCGGGAAAATACCTGTTACCACTACATCAGCCGACAGCTGTTCAGATACTTGCAACTTTAAGAAGAAAGGATGTTATGGAGACAATGGGCCGCTAGGCATGCATTGGCGCAAAGTTACCAATGGTGAACGCGGTTTATCCTATGCCGATTTCATCGCTGTCATTAAAGCGCTACCACTGTTCCAGGCATGGCGCCACAATCAGGCGGGTGATCTAGTAACAACAGCCCCCGGCAATGGCATAATCGACCGACCTAAACTTAAGGCGCTGTCGAGCGCTAATAGGGGTAAACGTGGCTGGACATACTGCCATCACCCGACAGACAACGTTGATAACTTCACTGCGCTAGTTGAAGCGAACAATGCCGGGTTCACTATCAATCAATCATGCGACACTATCGGTCAAGCTGTTAAAGCTTTCGCCAATGGCCTACCAACAGTGGTTACATTACCAATGAGTGCGCCTAACGTTCAAACTGTTGGCGGCCTGGATATTGTCGCATGTCCAGCTGAGACTAAAAAGAAAGTAAACTGTGCTAGCTGCCTAATGTGCCAAAAACAGAAACGTAAATACATTATCGGGTTCCGTGCCCATGGCACTAAAAAGAAACAGGTAGACTTGATTGCTAGTGCAGCATAACTAAACCAACAGATCCAACCATTCAAACCGGGCAGAACATGCCCGGTTTTTTATTGCCTGAAATAAGACGCCAAACTAATACGACTAGCCCATTTTCACCGAGCAGTAGTACTAGTACAAGAATCTTGTACAAAGTGAAAACCCCGACAAAACAGGAAAACACAGATAGTACACTTTAGCCAAAACGCACAGGGGTCAAAGTGCTGTAACCCCATGATTTTAAAGGCGAATCCCAGCAAGGCGCACACAAGTTTCACTAAATCTGATGGAGCTGCAAAAACAGGTGGCTAGTACACTCATAATATGAAACAATATGCAACCACAAGTACACCCCTTTCAAACTCTCTGACTCCATCTTATTTTTAGTGAAACTTGTGTGCGCCCTTTCCGATTTCCTTTTTAGTTTCAAGCACTTGCAGCACTTTGACCACTGTGCGTTTTACCCGTTTCACTCACACCTCAAAAAAGCGTACTATCCTCGGTGGCGGCATAGTACGACCATAACGCGACAAAAAGTGAAAAAAGTGAAGAAAAAGCGTACCACCTGTATAAACATCAGGGTTATCTTTCGAAAGTAGCAAAAGCGTATCACTTTTAAGAGAAAGCGTATCATGGTTGCACTATATGAATACAACCACTATACTAGCCTCTAATCGAGCAAATAAACCGGAGAAAAAATAGTGCGACCGGACGATATAATCATCCTGATAGACTCGCTGGCGGTATTGTTTTTTACCGCCGTTATCATCACGCTCGTTATTAAAACCAACCGGAAATAGAGGAAAAAAGCATGTCAAAAACACTGAAATATAACTCGGCTGCCGAGTACGTTAACGGCTCGCCTCAGGCTAAATACCTTGATGATGCGGTAAAAGAGCAGCTCGTAAAACTCACAGTCAAGCGCAAGGGCGTCTATTCCTTGCGTAAAACCGCACCTAAAAAGGACAAACCCTCACAGCTTGCCGTGTTCCTGGCGTTTAAGACCGCCCGGCACCTCGCTAGCTGGGGCGACCTCAACAGCTGGAATGAGGGTCAGACTTACGCTCTTATGCTGATGTCACCGGCAGACCGTGCCTTGTTCGAGGCTGCTCTGGATAACTTCAACGATGCGTTTAAGGCCAGCATGGGCGCCCGCTACGCCCGCGCATATGGTGCCTACTAATGAGATATCAACAGGTAATACAACAAGACCGTTTGACCATTTACCGAGCAGAAGATAAGTCTCACTACCGCTTGATCGTGGAAGGTGTCGCCAAGAAAGACACCTCGCACGTATTCCAGCCATCAGAGCTGCACCTCTTAATGGCCTACATGGCCGGATGGAACGGCACCAGCAGCTCCCCGCTAATCGACCTGGACACCAACACGGAGAAAGCAGCATGACCAAAACCGAAGCGAAACAAAACCTTCGCAAGTTCCTCACTAGTAAAGAATACGCGCAGGCGATAGCCCTGGCAGATGCATGGGGTATTGAACTTGTCTACCTGGCCACGGGTGCCGCCCCTATCCCTGTTCTGCCCGTAAAACGCTTTACGGATGATGTTCTAGGTGACTGTGTGGCGCACTTGTGCCCGTACACCCGGAAGAAAAGCTATTCCGTTACCCATGTGGCGTCGGGCCTGTCTATCTATACCGACCCTGACACACCAACAGCAATAGGCGCTATAGCCGGCGCCACCCGGCGCCTTCACTCCATCAGCAAGGAGAAAAAGCTGAGGGCGTTGGATAACGCCACAACTACCCATCGTGAACGTAAGGAGCAAGCAGCATGACCAACAGAGACCCCTTCCGGAACTACGACGCCTGGTTACAGACCGACCCCAGCATGGATGACTACGACGAGGATGAGTGTGAGGACGAGCAGCAGGGACTGACCCAGGAGCAACAGGCAGAACTCCGCACTGCTGTAGATGCCGCCACAAAGCGCCTGGACGAGTACGAAGCCAAGCTCAAGGCGCCACCGCTACAGCTCGATGACATGAACCTCCCACCCGGTAATTTCAACTGGTCTGGTGGTGAGGCAGGGGAGTGGATAGCAGAGCAGTGCGGGTGCTGCGAGGGTGCGGCGGCGTGGAGTCAGTACGCCTGCGCCACCAGCATCATCCGGCAGGACGGAGTGCTTACCATCGAGCTGCACACCGTCGATCCGAACGGTAACTGGGGCATAGACCACGACTACATTGACGCAGAGGACACTCAAGACCAACTCAGGAGCATCCTCGACCAGATGCAAATGCAGACAATGAACTACTTCAGAGGTTGGTTAAGCTACTACGAATGGGTAGCAGAGCATCACGAAGACCCGCTCAATAACTGGATGAAACCCCCGCAGGACTGGTTCAAAGCAGCAATCGAAGGCATAAACAAAAGCCTCTGAAGAGGACGATGAAGCACCCACTTCTCAAACGGACACAAAAACAGCCGTTTCAGAGTAAAAAACACTAAAAAACACTAAAAAACACTAAAAAACACTAAAAACAGACCAAAAACACACAAAAAAGCCCGCTTTTAGCGGGCTTTTCACTTTTCCTATTAAAATCAACCACCTAGGTGAGCCTTAAAAGTGTCCGCCCAGATCCCTTTTTCCATCACCCGATCCCGCACAATCCCGTCAACCGACTCAGCAACGCATAGGTCAATCACCCGGACTGTCCGAGTCTGTCCACGCCGCCATAACCGGGCGATGGTCTGAGACCGGAGGTCGGCGGAAAAGCAACCGCTGAACCAAACCATCGACCGGCCGCCCCGAGCAAGGTTCAGCCCATGACCTACGCTGCGAGGATGGGTGACCAGGCAAGGAATCTCTCCCCGGTTCCACCGCACCACCGTCTCACTATCAGACCCAAGCTCCACTGCCTCTGGCAGAGCCTCTAACAGACGTTCACGATCAGCCGAGTACCACACTACTAGCATGACCGGCCCATCACACCCGTGAACAGCCTTCACACAGGCACGAACACGGTAATCGGACAACCACACGGTCTCCCGCCCACCGACGCCGTCATCAGCATAAAGAAACCCGTTACAAACCTGTTGGAGTTTACCCACCAGAACCGCCGAGTTCGCTGCCACAATCTCCCCGTCATCAAGGTCAACAACCATGTCCTTCCGCATAGAATCGTAAACGTCTCGAACAGAGTCAGGCATCACCAGGTCAACCACTGACATTTCAAGCGACGGCAAGCTGTCCCGGTAGTCTGGTACGCTCCATACCAACCCTGAAATCCGCTCCGCTATCTGAGCATCGGCACCGGGCTTTAACTCCCATCGGTAGCCTTGATAGTCGGTCTGATAAAAAAACCGCCTACGGAACCCATCGGCCCGAGTACCCAACGCAGCTCCACTATCAAGCACCAGGCACTGGGCGTACAACCCCAGGAAGTCCTCGCTCGCTGGAGTGCCAGTGGCACCAACCCTCCACGCGAACCCTTTCAGGTGAGGCCGCAAGGCCTTGAACTGGACACCTCCAGCAACCTTCATGCGAGAAAGTTCATCGATGACCAGCCCATCATAGGAAGGCATCATGCGAACCTCACGAGCGAGCCACGGCAAACCTTCAAAGTTAACGACAAGCACATCATGCGGCTGGCTAACTGCTATTGTCCGAGCAGATAAAGACCCGGTGCAAACGACGATCTTCATACCCGCCAAATGAGACCAGGCTTCGCTCTCCTGCTTCCAGACAGTGTTAGCAACCCGTAAAGGTGCCACGATCAACACTTTATTAAGCACACCATCTCGCAACAGCTCTTTAATAGCACTAAGGATAACGCAAGTTTTACCCGACCCCATCTGAGCGTGTAAAAGAGTAGCGTCCGTCTGGTACAACCTGGTGATAGCGGCCTCCTGATCGGACGTCAGCAGGTCAGGCGTCAGCATCAGCGGCAGCCTCTGCTACTATCCGCTC